GAACAGCGAGCAGGCTCAAGCGTGGGGTCAAGGGAAGCAACAAATACGGGGAACCTATCCCCGGAAAGGTAAAGCAGCAAACCATCAATCTTTGCCGGGAACATGGCGAGATCACCGATGACATGATAAACCCGCTGCGCAACAAGCGGGATGTCTGGATTATCAACACTGTCCCCTTCAAAGGCGGTCACTATGCCGCATACCCGCCTAAACTGGTTGAAACCTGTCTGCTTGCCGGATGCCCGAAAGACGACGTTGTCCTTGATCCCTTCATGGGAAGCGGCACAACCGGCATGGTCGCAAAGCAGCTTGACCGTCACTATGTCGGGATCGAGTTAAATCCTGAATATAAAGAACTTGCCGAGGCGCGGATTGGAGGTGAAATTTGATGCCTCATGATGAATTGAAGCCCAAAGACCGGGTTGTCCTGCGGATGACCAGAGACGGCGCAGTGGAAGAAAACCTCACCGAAGGCACCTCAGAAAAAGTGTCAAAACGGCTTGAGGACGCCCAACTTGTTGCGCCCCACGACACGGAAACCGGCGATATTGCCGAAGAGATCAAGAAGCGGCGGCAGCTTCGTCCTGATAAGCTGGAAGACGCAGAGGGTCAGGCTCAGGCCGAAACACAGTCCGCAGATGCGGCGCAAGAGTACAAGCCGGGTGATCTGCCCGTCAGCGATGATCCCACATCTCACACTCTGTACTCTGAGACATACCGCACCCATTCCGTTGACTACGGAAAAGCATTTGCCGATACCGCTGTCACCGGCAAGGTCAGCAGGCCTCGCGCTGAAAGGCAGATTGATGGAGAGTCCGTTCTGGAAAGAGCGGCGGAAACCTTCGCAGAGATGCCGGACCTTGACGGCGATACCCCAGCTTCCCGGCGGATTGAACGGTTGGAGCGAAAATCTCAGAAGGCGCATGAGCGTCTGGATGCCGCCCGTGAGAAGCTGCCCACCAAGAAGGTGCTGAAAAAAGAGCGCGTCTTTGACGAGGAAACCGGTAAAGGCAAAACCCGCCTCTACTTTGAAGACGAGCTGAAAGTCCCCAAGGGACAGAGCAAATTGCAGTTTGAGGCAGACAAGACCGTCCGTAAGGTCGGCGATACTCTTGCCTCTGGCATTCACGGCAAAATCCATGAGGTTGAGCAGGAAAACTCCGGTGTGGAAGCCGCCCATAAGACAGAGATTGCCGCCGAGTCCGTTGTCCGCCACTACCAGCATCACACAGAGCGCAGTGCAAACAAGCCGTTCGAGAAGGTGTCCAAGCTGGAGCAGAAGGCCGAGGCCGCTGATCGGAAGCTCCATTTTGAGAAGACGGTCGCCGAAAACCCTGAGATGAAGACTTCCCGTGCCAATATGAATAAGCACTACCAGAAGCAGCACATCAAGAAGGAATACGCTGCGGCTCGCAAGGCCGGGGCGCAAACGGCCTCCACCGCCACCAAGTCCACCGCTAAAACCGTCCGAGAGAAAGCGTCGGATAAGGTCAAGGACATTATCGCCAAGAACAAAAAGGTCTTTGCTTGGCTGGGAGCTGGCTTGATGATTCTGATCCTGTTGTCTGCTGGGATTAGCTCCTGCACGGCAATGTTCACCTCTACCACTTCGTCTGTCATCGCCACTTCCTACCTCAGTGAGGACGATGCCATGACCGGCGCGGAGGCGCAGTATTGTCAGATGGAGGCGGAGCTGCAATCGTATCTGGATAACTACGAGAGCACGCACGACTACGATGAGTACCACTTTGACCTTGATACGATTGAGCACGATCCCTATGTGCTGATCTCCATTCTATCCTCCTTCAATGAGGGAGAGTTCACACTGGACGAAGTTCAGGGGCTTCTTCAAACGCTCTTTGACCGGCAATACATCCTCACCGAAGATGTGGAGGTTGAGGTACGCTACCGGACAGAGACCCGTACCGGGACAACGACTGTCACCGATCCCGAAACCGGCGAGACCAGCACGGAAACTTACACTTATGAAGTCGAAGTCCCGTACAACTACTACATCTGTACCGTTACGCTGGAAAACTTTGACCTCTCCCATTTGCCGGTCTACATCATGAATGAAGACCAGCTCTCCATGTACTCAGCCTATATGTCAACGCTGGGCAACCGTGAGGATTTGTTCCCCGGCTCTGGCTATGTGGACAAGTACATTGAAAACCCGCCTGATGACTACACGGTCAATGCGGCGTATCTGACAGACGAGAAGTTCGCCACACTCATCGCGGAGGCAGAAAAATATCTCGGCTACCCGTATGTCTGGGGCGGCTCAAATCCATCCACTTCCTTTGACTGTTCGGGATTTGTCAGCTATGTTCTCACAAACAGTGGACTTGTCAACACCGGGCGGCTGGGTGCGCAGGGGCTTTACGATGTCTGTTCGCCTGTTTCCAGCGCTGATGTGAAGCCGGGGGATCTTGTCTTCTTTGTCGGCACATACGACACACCGGGCGTTTCCCATGTGGGAATCTATGTGGGCGACAATGTGATGTTGCACTGCGGCGATCCCATCCAGTACACATCCATCAACACTTCCTACTGGCAGTCTCACTTTTATGCCTTTGGAAGACCCAACTACTAAGCGAAAGGAGCGTTTTTATGAACCCGAAATATCAGAAGGTTTGCGCGGAAATCGCCAAAACCGAGAAGAAGGTCGAGGACCTGCAGGGGCAGCTCAAGGAGCTGTACGACAAGAAAACCGAGCTGGAAAACCTTGAAATCGTCAACACCGTCCGTGCAATGGTCATGGACAAGGATCAGATCATGGCCTTCCTCGCTGCGATGAAGGACGGCAAGGCGGAAAAGCCTATCACTACCCAGCAGGAGGTGACGGACAATGACTAAGAGAAAAGGAATCCGCCTTCTGGCGGCGCTTGCACTGTGCTTCACGCTTTGTATCTCGTTCACTGTACCCGCATTCGCCTATGCGGATGATACCGAGCAGGAGCTTCCGGTCACGGAGACGACCCAGCCCGAGGCAACACCGGAAACCGCAGCACCCGAAGAGCCTGAACCGTATGAGGGCGAGCCGATTGAAGGTGAAGGCAACGCTTATACCCGCGATCTGCTCTATGACAAGGCGACGAATAAGCAGTTCATCACGGTGCAGACCAAGACCGGCAACACCTTCTATGTCGTGATCGATTACGATGCGCCCATCAATGAAGAAGAGGAACAGTATCAGACTTACTTCCTCAACATGGTGGATGAGGTTGATCTGCTTGCCCTGTTGGATGAAGAAACGGCATCTTCGCTTACCACCTGTAACTGTGATACCCGCTGTGAGGCCGGTGCAGTCAATACGGAATGCCCTGTCTGCAAAACAAATATGAGCGAATGTACCGGTGCTGTGCCTGAGCCGGAAGAGCCGGTCGAGGGTGAGGAAACCGAAGTACCCGAAGAACCGGAAAGCACTTCTCCGAATATCGCTCTGATCATCGGTATCATTGCTGTGGTCGGTATTGGCAGCGCTGCGTATTACTACTTCAAGTTTGTGCGCGGCAAGAAGCAGAAGGACGAGGATCTGGATTTCTTTGATGACGAGGGTTACGAGGAAGAGCCGTATATCAATGAAGACGAAGAGCCTGCCATTGCAGACGATGAGGATGATGAGGCCGAAACGAAAGAAACGGAGGAAACAATTTGATCTTAGTGATTGCGGAAAAACCAAGTGTTGGAGCTGCTATCGGGAAGGTGCTGGGCGCAACCTCCCGTAAAGACGGCTATCTCGAAGGAAACAACTACATCGTCTCATGGTGTGTTGGTCATATGGTGGGGCTTGCGGATGCAAGCTCCTATGATGAACGCTTTGCCAAATGGCGGTACAGCGATCTCCCCATTGTCCCGGAGGAATGGTTGTTTGAAGTCCCGAAGGACAAGCAGAAGCAGTTCAAGGTGCTGCGTGACCTTATGCGTGATAAGCGTGTGACCGAGCTTGTCTGCGCCACCGATGCAGGACGCGAGGGCGAGCTGATTTTCCGGTTGGTCTACAAGAAAGCCGGTTGCACGAAGCCTTTCAAGCGCCTGTGGATCAGCTCGTTGGAAGACAGCGCAATCCGAGAGGGCTTTGCCCATCTGCGAGACAGCGGCGACTATGACCGGCTCTACGAAGCCGCGCTTGCCCGTTCCAAGGCAGATTGGATTGTCGGCATCAACGGTACAAGGCTGTTCTCGACACTCTATCATAAAAAGCTGGTGGTCGGGCGCGTCCAAACGCCTACGCTGGCAATGCTGGTGGAGCGTGAAGGCAAAATCTCCACCTTCCACAAGGAGAAATACTTCAATGTCCATATCGGTAAAGACAACCTGACGGCGGACCTGGAAAAGGTCAAAACCGAAGACGAGGCGAAGGCGATTGCGGCGGCTTGCGATAAAAAGCAAGCCGTCGTTTCTTCTCTCAAGAAGGAGACAAAGACCGTCAACCCGCCGAAGCTCTATGATCTGACCACTTTGCAGCGGGAAGCCAACCGTTACTACGGCTTTACCGCCCAGCAGACGCTCGATCTGGTGCAGTCCCTCTATGAGAAAAAGATGTTGACCTATCCCCGGACGGACAGCCAGTTCATCACCGAGGACATGGAGGGCACTGCCCGTCAGGTGATCGGCATTGTCTGCCGTAAGCTGCCGCTCTTTGAAGGCATCGCCCATGAGCCGGACATCGGGCGAATTACCAACAACGCCAAAGTCACTGACCATCACGCTATCATCCCCACCGCCCAGCTTGAAAAGCAGGATCTCGCCGAGCTGCCGGAGTCGGAGCAGAAAATCATCCGGCTTATCGCCATGCGCCTTCTGAGCGCTACCGGTGAGAAGCACATCTATGACGAAACTTCGGTCACGCTCACTTGTGAGGGTTACGAGTTCAAGGCAAAAGGCAAAACGGTCGTGCAGGATGGGTGGAAGGCGATTGAGCGCTGCTTCAAGGAAACGCTCAAGAGCAAGGAAAAGGACGAGCCGGAACACTCGCTGCCTTCTCTGAACGAGAAGGATATTCTCTCATCTGTCGATTCCAGCGTCACCGAGCACTATACATCCCCGCCGAAGCCCTACACCGAAGACTCCCTCCTGTCTGCGATGGAGACTGCGGGAAACGCTGAGTTCGACGATGATACTGAGAAGAAAGGGCTTGGCACTCCCGCCACCCGCGCCGGTATTATCGAAAAGCTGGTCAAAGGCGGCTTTGTTGAGCGCAAGGGCAAATCCCTTGTGCCGACAAAGGACGGCAACAATCTCGTGTGCGTCTTGCCGGAGCAGATCACTTCTCCCTCCATGACGGCGGAATGGGAAAATACTCTGATGCAGATCGAGCGTGGCAATGCGGATGCGGACAAGTTCCTTTCCGGCATTGTGGGGATGACCTCCGAGTTGGTCAAAGCCTATCCATTCCTCTCTGACGCCGAGGCAAACCGCTTCGATACCGGCAGAGAGTCCATCGGGAAGTGTCCGCGCTGCGGCTCGCCGGTCTATGTGGGAAAGGGAAATTACTATTGCTCCAACAGGGAATGTTCCTTCTGTATGTGGGAGGACAATAAGTTCTTTACGAGCAAGAAAAAGAAGCTGACCAAGAAGATCGCCGCCGAACTGCTGGACAAGGGTTGGTGCAGAGTGACCGGGCTTTATACGCCGAAACGCCCGCAGCTTTATGACGCGGTGATCCGGTTAGACGATACCGGCGGCAAGTATATCAGCTTCAAGATGGAGTTTGACCGATGACGCGCCCGCGATACATTGCCTCATGCAGCGGAGGCAAGGACAGCGTAGCAACCATTCTCCTTGCTGCGGAGAAAAACGAGCCGTTGGATGAGGTCATTTACAGTGAGGTGATGTTCGATCAGGAGATCAGTGGAGAAGTCCCGGAGCATCGGGACTATATCCACCAAAAGCTCAAACCGTTCGTTGAAAATGAACTCGGATGCAAATTCACGGTTCTGCGAAGTGACAAAACTTACGATGATGTGTTCCATCACATTATCACAAGAGGACCTTATGAAGGGCTGCTCCGAGGTTTTGTCTGGCCGGGAAAGTGCGCGGTAAATCGGGACTGTAAAATGCCTCCACTCCGCAAGTACCACAAGGCTCAACCTGATGACACCCGCAGCTATGTAGGTATTGCATTGGACGAGCCAAAGCGTCTTGCCAGACTGAATAAGGAGAAGGACATCAGCCTTCTTGCAAAGTATGGCATGACGGAAGCGGATGCTTGGCGGCTGTGCGAGAAATACGATATGCTCTCGCCCTGTTACCAACATTCCAAACGCAACGGTTGTTGGTTCTGCCCGAACGCATCAACTTCTGAGCTTTCCCACATGGTCAACCGTCACCCAGATTTATTTGAGAAGTTGATTGAATGGGAACATACAGATAATTTGTATCATCGCAGATTGACCAGAACGGAAACTCCGTCTGAGATCAAAGCCCGTCTTTCGGGCAAATCTCAGCCGGAGTTTTCTATTTCAAATCAGTAAGATTGGAGGTTAGAAATGGCTGAAAACAGAAACGCCCAGCAAGTCCGGGAAATTACCGATAAGCTGGAACAGGGACTCAAGGAACTGTTTGAATCCGAACGCTTCAAAGAGTACCTGAAAACGATGTCCAAGTTCTACAACTACTCGTTTAACAATACGCTTCTCATCGCCATGCAGAAGCCAGATGCGACGCTGATCGCCGGTTACACGGCATGGCAGCGCAACTTCGACCGCCATGTGATGAAGGGCGAAAAGGGTATCAAAATCCTTGCTCCTGCGCCCTACAAGGTGCAGGAAGAGCGGGAAAAACTCGACCCAGCAACGCAGAAGCCCGTTCTCGACAAGGACGGCAAGCCGGTCACTGAGACGGTTGAAGTGACCCGCCCCGCCTTCAAGGTGGTGAGCGTCTTCGATGTGTCCCAGACGGACGGCAAAGAGCTTCCCGATATTGCCGTAGGCGAGCTGACAGGCAGCGTGGAAAACTACGCCGCCTTTTTTGATGCTCTCAAAGAGCTGTCTCCGGTTCCCATTGCCTTTGAAAACATCACCGATGGCGCAAAAGGCTACTTCTCTCATGTAGAAAACCGCATTGCCATTCAGGAGGGTATGAGTGAAATCCAGACCATCAAGACGGCGATCCACGAGATTGCCCATGCCAAGCTCCATGCCGTCACTCCGGGCGAAAAGGTTGCTCCCGAGGACAAGAAAGACCGGCGCACTAAGGAGGTCGAGGCAGAAAGCGTCGCCTATACCGTCTGCCAGCGGTACGGCATTGAAACCTCTGATTATTCTTTCGGCTATATCGCCGGTTGGTCCTCCGACAAGGAGACCAAGGAGCTGAAAGGCTCGCTGGAAACCATCCGCAAAACGGCGGCTGAGATGATCACCGGTATTGATGAAAAGCTCAAAGAGCGGCTTGCCGTGAAGGAACAGGAAGCCCCTACGCCGCTGCGGGATGCGGCGATTCCGGTTTACCGAGAAGCTGCGATGTATGCCTTTGAAGCCGGTGAGCTGGATGCTTACCGCACCTCGATGCAAGCCAACATGGACTGTAAAGAGGCGATTGAGCAGACCATCAACGACTACTACGGCAACAACCGACTTGCGGCGGAGTCCGCCGTTAAGAGCATCCTTGAGAAATTCTCGCCTGAGCGCGTCGCCTATGTCCTCGCGCAAACCATCCAGCAGAAAGACCATGACGGGCGCATTTCCCCAGACTGCAAGGAATGGGCAAAGGGCATGGATGGCAGCCCGGATCATGCAACTCAACTCATTATTGACAGTGTAAATCCGGGGCTGGTCAGCCTTTTCACCGAAGAGTTTGTCCGGCAGACTGCCATCAGCAGAACTCAGGAACAGGCACCGGCTGAGCAGAGCAAACCGGCTGTGCCGGAGAAGGCTCCCGAAGCTCCGGCTCCCAAAGAGCCGGAACAGGCGGTACCGGTGAAGCATCGCCTCACACCGGAGGAAAAGAGAATCAAGGAAGCTGTCATGGACACGCTCAAAGCGCAGATCGCCGGTCGCAACGACGGGATGCTGTCTACCTACCGTTCGTCCAATCAGTCCTTCAAGGTGATGATGGAGTACAAGGTCAGGATTGAGGGCAACACCGTTACCCGGGATGGCGAGCCGATGTTCGCTATCCACCGCCGCCATTCTGCGAAGAAGGTACAGGGCTGCTACCGCGAGCTGACACCGATGCTTGAATACATCGGCAAAGAGAAGACTCAGGAAGCAGCGCGGGAAAAACCTTCTATCCGGGAACAGCTCCGTGCTGCGGCAAAGAGCCAGCCTGAGCGGAAAACGCCGGTTAAGCAGAAGTCCCACGATGTCGGTTTGGAGTGATGCCTATGAAGTTTGAAAACATCGATCTTGTGGATGCCCTTCGCCGGATTATGGACATACACACCCAAAACTACAAAGAGGACTTTGAGCTGGACGCCGGGTTGCTTCACAGCCTTGCCGGTTCCCAATCTCCCGAGGACAAGCACCTTCTCTGGATGTCCCGTCCGAACGGCACTTACCTCCTGCCTGAGCGTGAAGTCTATGTGGAGGATTCCTACGAAAACAAAGTGTGGGAGTTTTACCATGAGCAAACCCGTGATCCCATCCTTGCCTACGCAGTTGAGATCAAAGGCGTAGAGGGCGATACCGTCAAAGGCAACCTCATTGAGCTGGACTATGCCGCCCATGTGGAGCGGATGCAAAAGCTCACCGTTCCGGTTGAGACAGTGGCAGTCACCTTTAAGAACGATGCCACCTTTTATCTGCCTTTCCGCAGCTACCGGCGCGAAGCGATCCCGCTGGAAGAAAAGCACGGCGAGGTCGTGTCGGTGAGCTATCTGCCTGAGAATGCGGTTGAGCTTGACATGATTCTCCGCCGTGAGCGCTTCAAAACGAGCTACCATGCGAAAACCGGCAGTATTGAGGATCACATTCACAAGCTTGCCGTCCAGCATGGCGTGATAGAAAAGCTGGGCATATTGCCTCTTGAAGCGCAGACCGCCTACAATGCCGTCAAGGAAGCCCATCCCGAAGCGATTGTCTGCTTTGCCCAGAACAGTTACTTCGAGATTTACGGTGAAGATGCGAAGAAGGCAGCGCCCGCGCTCGGCACAAAGCTCCTGATGAAAGAGCTGGAAGGCGGCGGGCAGGTAGCCGTGACCGGCTTTCGGGAAGATCAGTGGGTTGCCAAGGCAAAGGCTCTGTGGGGACAAGGCAACGATGTCCTTGTTACGCAACCCGGTGAAGACGGCAGACAGGAAACCGTCAAACACCTTATCGCTGAGGACTATATCCCTGTTGGCATGGTGATGGATATGGACGGCAAAACTGTTCGCGTTGACAAAGTGGATTTTCCAAATGAAGAAGTCAGCCTGACGGACATTACGGACAGAAAAAATCCCGTTCCATTCCGTGAGCGGTTGTCTATTGTCCGTTCCTATGTGGAGGACGCTCCGGCAGAAAGCCTCTGGAAAGCAATGGACCGCAGAGAGCATCCCTCTCAGAAGAAGACTTCTGTCCTCGCAAAGCTCAAAGAACACGCCAAGAGTGCGCCGGATAAATGCGCTAAGAAACCTGAGCACACGAAGAAACCAAAATCAAAAGAAATGGAGATGTGATTATGTTTTTTACCGTTGAAGAGACAAATCTGATGTGTTGCTTCGACACTTCCAGTCGCAAGAGGCTGATTGCGGAGATGAAGGGGCTGCCCATCGGTGAACTGGATGATGAAATGGCCGAGCTACTGTTCAATACGGTTCGCAAGCTTGAGAGCATCAGTGATGAAGCGTTTGCAGAACTATATATCGCACCGGACAGCATGACTGACGATTGAAAGGAGGATGCCTATGCCTGTTTTGGACGGCAGTTTTGAAGCGTTTGTGACCAACCTCGGAAAGTATAATGAAGGGGAACTTGTCGGTGAGTGGGTGCAGTTTCCGACCACCGAGGATAAGATGAAAGAAGTGTTCGAGCGGATCGGTATTGGCTCGAAAGACGAGTTCGGTCAGGTCTATGAAGAGTGGTTCATCACCGATTATGACTGCTCCATTCACGGGGTTAGCAACCTCCTTGGGGAATATGAAAACCTCGACAAGCTCAACTACCTCGCATCCCGGCTGGATGAGATGTCCCGCTCTGAGCTTGAGCATTTTGTGGCAATCATGGATAGCGGCTGCGATGAAGTGAATGACCTCGACGATCTGATTAACCTGACCTACAATCTCGACAACTATGATTTTATCCCAGACATCAAGGACTATGACGATCTCGGTCGTTACTACTTCTTTGAGGGCGGCTACAACATTGACAACAAGTTCGGCAGCTTTGTGGACTACATCGACTTTGAGCGGTACGGGGAAGACTGCGCAATCAATGAAGGCGGCACACTGACCGACGCCGGGTACATCCGTCCTACCGGCGATAGCTGGAACCGCTACTTTGACGGCTCTCTTGAAGATATTCCCGATGAGTACCGCGTCACCGGAAGCGGCGCGGAATTGGAACAGCCAACTACAATGACTGTGCTGGTGGTCGAGCCGGACCAAAAGCCCTATGTGAAAGAAATCCCTTCCGGCCTTGAGTCCTTGCAGCATGAAGTCGGCGGGAGTATTCAGGCCGTCTATCCCTTTGCGGAGCCGGTTGCCGTTATTTGCAATGAAGAGGGCAAGCTGGAAGGCTTGCCGCTCAACCGTGCCCTGCGGGATGAAGATGGAGAAATCTATGATATTGTTGCCGGTACATTTCTGGTCACAGGTCTGACGGATGACAGCTTCGGCTCGCTCTCTCCCGATTTGCTGCGCCAGTTCATGACGGAGTTCAAAATGCCGGAGCAGTTTGCAAAAATCGGCGACAGGATCGTTGCTATCCCGATGATCTCCGAAGAGCAGCAGAAGCAGACTGTCCTTGAAGAGAAAAGCTCCATTGTCAATGAGAACACTTCCGGTATGGCGGTGGATGGCCATATCGGCACATGGCACACGATTGATCACAAGGAAATCGACGGTCACACCTTCTGGCTGATGGAGCATGATACCTTTGGTGACGATGCCTCCTGCATCATAGTCGATGAGCGCGGTGACTTGGTGCTGTCCCATATCTACGACGGCTTCGATGAGAACACGGTTGATCTGCTCCGTCAGGAGGTCATGCCGGTCGAAAAGATGCCGGATGACAGCATCAGCATCGAGGAAATGAAGCAGTACGGCTACAAATGGGGCGGAATGTTGCCCATGCGGGAAGAGGCTGCGGCTGAGGTCATGAAATCGTGCCAGATTTACCGGCTGTACGGTGATGATACCGAGGGGCTGGTTCTGGACGCTAACGAGATCAAGGAACACGCCGCCAAAGGCGGTATCTTCGGTGTGGAGAAAGCGGATTGGGTGGCCGAGCTGGAAAAGCAAAATCCACTCAAAGCCGCTGAAATGTCGCTTGAGGATGACTACGGCATGATTGACGGAATCATCAACAACGGCCCGAAGGAAGACAAAACGAGCGAGAAGGGCGGTAAAGTCTCTATCATGGATCGGCTGAAATCCGCCAAAACCGCCCAGCAGACGGATAAGCCTTCTCCCCACAAGGAGAAGAAAAGCGAGCGTGAGTTATGAGCCGGAGTAAGAAATGGAAGCTCGAATGGAGCTTCTTTTTAGGCAGCGACGGTCGGCGCAAATACAATGACCTGTGCCGCCGCTGCATTCATCCTTGCAAGCAGAGCTTCCGCGCCGTTATCATAGCCTGTCCGCATTACTTTTCCAAGCGCTCAGGACAAAGCCAAAATCTGTCGGGATAAAGGTCGAAAATCGCTGATTTCCTGCCCTCTGAGCAGAGATGAAGCGTAGCCCCGTATGTTTTCCTGTCTAAGCTCCAAACGCCTGAAATGTCAGAATAAAGGTTGATTTTCTATCAAAAGCGAAGAGCCTCGGTCGATGTCCTTGCGGGTGTCGGCTGAGGCTCTTTTTTTGTGGTTCTTTCATGAATTTCGTCCGCACTATGCCGCTAATACATTGAGAGTGGATTAGCGTTTCTGTATAACTGTGCCGCTTGTCCATATAATTACTATGAACGATACAGAAAAGGGCATGGTAGTTGTCATGATAGATAAACGAATAGGCAAGCGGATCAAGCAGTGCCGCGAACGCCTCGGTCTTACGCAGGAAGAGTTTGCCGAAAAGACCGGATTCACTGCAAACTATATTTCAACCTTAGAACGGGGCGCATCTTTTCCCCGTTGTGAAAATTTGATATTGTTGCTTAACGCTCTTGAGGTATCTGCGGATGCCATCTTCTGTGATGTACTCGACCACACGACAGAGTATAAGGCAACACAGCTCTCGAATGAATTGGGCACCCTTTCGGTTGATGCTCAAAATCGCATTCTCCAAATAGTTGAACTCCTGATCCGTCAAGAAAAAGAGAATGAAAAATAACATTCGTCATTGAACTGCGCTTATTCGGCGCAGTTTTTTCTTTTACCGCGTATTTCGACTGACTTCTGCATCTCTTCATGCTATACTATGGATAAGCGAATGAGAATAGCGCTAAAATACATAGTTGGAGAGATGAGATATGAAGACAAAGAAATGTGCATTTACCGGCCACAGACCCCAGAGCCTCCCGTTCGGATTCAATGAGGCAGACGAAAGATGTATTGCACTCAAGCAGAAGCTCAGAGATGAAATAATCAGGCAGATTGAAGAGAATGGCGTTACGCACTTTATCACCGGTATGGCAATCGGCGTTGATATGTTTGCGGCTGAGATCGTCCTTGGCTTGAAATCGGCTTATAATGGCATTACGCTTGAGTGTGCCATCCCTTGCGAAACACAAGCTGAGAAATGGAGCGAGGCTCTCAGGGATCGGTACTTTGATATAGCCTCCAAATGCGACAAAGAAACGCTTTTGCAGCAGCGTTATACGCCGGATTGTATGCACAAGCGCAATCGTTATATGGTGGACCAGGCTGATTACATTATTGCAGTATGGAACGGCAAACCGAGTGGCACAGGGAAAACCGTACAGTATGCGCAACAGCAGGGTAAGCCGGTGCGTGTCATCAATCCCATAACGCTTGTGGTAGAAAACATATAATCTGGTAATTAGCCAGCAATGAATTGAATAAGCCGCGGTTCCCATTGTGGGGACTGCGGCTTATTCTTTATTCTGAGATCAATTTTTCCCTATAAGGGATGTCGAAAAGAATCCGGTGGTAGTCGAGAAGGCGATGTTTATTAAAC